AGGCTTCATATCCAGACATAATTTTTTATAAATAGGTGTAGGTCGCCGGACTGGAACTCCGCACCTACTCTAATACGAAAGGACCGTATCAGCATGATTATTTATCAAATAACTAACAATATTACCGGTGAGTTTTATATCGGTAAAACCACCCGTCAGTTCAACAAAAGAATCAACTCCCACAAATCTATTGCTAATAGGAATAAAGGTTCTTATATTCATAAAGCAATGAGAAAGTATGGCATCGACAATTTCACTTTTTCGATAGTTGAGGATAATATTATATCAGAAAATGTTCTAAATGAAAGAGAAATCTTTTATATTCAATCACTAAAACCGAAATATAATTTGACAATCGGGGGTGATGGAATGAAAGGATATAAACAATCAAAAGAACATATAGACAAAAGAACCTCAAGTTATAAAGGTAAACCTCTTTCTGAACAAACTAAGGCCAAATTATCCGCAACAATGAAAGGTAGAGTTTCTAACAGAAAAGGTGTAAAACTATCTGAAGAAACTCGTAAAAAAATGTCGGAGTCACAATTCAAAAGGCAGCAACTAAATCGGTAAACGATTACCTTTATCTTTCAACATGTTCAAACTCTCTGCTTGTTCTTGTATCTTTGCTTTAAGGTTTGGTGTAATCAAAGTGGCAGCAACTTCAATCTCCAAACCAGTTCCTTTACAGTGTTCAGTGATAGCCTCAAGATATGTATAATCTGTATTGGCTACCAACTGTTCAATGTTCAAAGAGAACTTTAGCATCTCATCTTTAGTTGGCATCTTAGAACTTTATCTTTGCAGAACCAAGTGTGCCAGGCATTTCAGTTGTCCATGACTGAAGTTGTTCAGTAGTCAAAGGTGCCATAGTTGGATACTCATTTACATTTACTTTATATGCATCCATCAAAGGTCTAGTTTCACCTGTAGTCAAATCTGTTACAGTAATACCAGACAAATCAATAGGTTTGATTGTAGCCAAATCTGCTGTAGTGATAGCAGGAATTGGTTGACTGCCGAAGAGCCAGTTGTTATTGGGAATATTGCTGAAGTCAAAATTTGATTTAGCAACACGTTCTTCTTTTGCTGCTTGTGCTATAACGCCTTCTCTTGGTGCAAGATTTTGTCGCTGAATAGTAAGCTGCCCGTCATGAATATAACCACATGCCTTCAAAAACTTTTCAAACTCTTTCACAATACCAAAAGCACCATCAGATGTTGATACATTCATAGTTATACTTTTACCTTGATTGTCATCATAGTAAAACCTAAAATGACGTTTATCTTCTGCTTCTCCGTAACGTTCTCTCATAATATAGTCTCCTGTTTATTTACGATTTGATGCGTGGGCGATACAAACTATGTCATCACTTTTGGCATATGAACACCTAACTGTAAGTGGATCAATGCCTTTTGTAATTGCCGTTTCAATGTTTGCTGCCATAAGTTTTCGGTCATTAAGACCATACCAACAAATGGAAGTAACGATTGAAAGTAGAACCACAGTGATTGAAATAGCAGTTACACTACTCAATCCTTTTTCCATAATCACCTTCTCCTTTTTATTTAAAATACTCATACCTGTTTCTTGCTTACCTTGTTATAAAAAATGTGCCTGCCTATTTGCACAGTGTGTTTGATATTACTCCACATAGGCTTTACATAATCAGCGTGAAAAAACATTGCGCCTTTTGTTGGGTCCTTAAAAGTTTCGGTATAAAGATAAAATTGTAATGCTAGGTCAGTTAAACCATTATACACTGAATTGCTTTCAATTGTCAATACATTACGATCAATCATAGCCTTAGCTCTTTTGTCACAGAACCAAGAAAACTGACAGACCCCACCTTCTTTTTGTTTCACGACACCACAATATGTGTCGGGAAATAATCCTGATTGTACTCGATTGTGAGTAACAAATGCGACAGCAAGCTGACCAAGTTTTGGTTCACGACCTGCTTCGAAATACATGTTCTGTGCTAGGCACTCTACTTCAGCCCGAGCATGTGGTGATAAATCTTCTAGTTGAACGTGCGGTGTAATAGGTATACGAATGTTTGCTGCTGCTTGCCCTACGTATAATACAAATGCTGCAAAGATACTACAAACTAAAAGTGTGATGTAACGCATTACTTTCTCCTATAAGTTAGGAGTGTGCCGAAGCACACTCGTTCCCATCAGGCAGACTTTTTGCTCTGTGTTTTTTCTGCTGTAATGTTAGATACGAATCCGTTCAAGGACTGTGCCTTGGCAATAATTTCGTTTTCTGTGGGATATGATGGAAAGGCTGGATGTTCAGGTATTGCTTGTCCGTTTAGTTTAGCGGACTCTACCTTCACTTGCCATTCATTGATTAGGCGTTCTTTATTGGAATTATAATCTTCCAATAAAAGGTCTTTCGCCATTTTTAGAAGTTCAAGACGAATCTCGAACGGTGTCAGATTGCTCATGTGTTTCTCCTGTGTGTGTTTTACTGGCGATTGTGTGTGTAGTGCCAGTATCTTTATTTAGTAGATTTTAATCCCAGAGTGTCTGGTAGTATTTACCAAATAAGCGCAGCCCATTATCTATGCGGTCTTGTATCTTTTGGCGGGCATCCCAATCACATTTTCTATTGTCTTTGTCCCAAAATTGTTCGTCCCAGTTTTCATCATACAGACATTCAAACGCAAAAATCATTTCATTGAGTGCCCATTCATAACGATCATGTATATCATATTTTAATTCATGAATACTTTCTTCATTATAAAAGTCAAACATTTGTTGACCATAATCAGTATCATTCTTGTCGGACGTTCTCATATATTCTGGAACATCTTTAGGATCAATCCAACCCGATCCATGTTTGGTGTCACGGAGTTGTTTGAGCATTGGAAGAATAATAGGAGTCAATGTTGCGTCCATGCTCCATGTGTCCCAATAATCAATCTTCACATCAACTACACGTGGGCGAACAAAGTCAAGAAACCATTGAATGCTTTTTGATATTGGCTCTAGACGGTCAGACCATTTTTCAATCAGTGGTTCATTATAATCAATCTCACGCCAGAAGAAGATTTTCTCCAACATTGTGTATGGAGAAATCCAGTGATGCCGATAGTTGCTGATGTATACACGCATAATATAAAAGAAATTGGTGAGAGTGTTTGGGTAATAAGGTACACTCTCGTAAACCCCAAGAGATTACGCTGCTAGGCGTTCTTCTCCATAAAATGCATCATTTGCATTTACTAATTTGCTCGGATTACGTCCGTCGCCTTTCGTGTTGCCTTCTCCACTATCTCACCCTGTCGAAACCTTGTCATCCCCATCAGAAGCATACTGCCTACACTCACTTACGATTCTATACGTAACCAGCGGTAGTGAGAAACCTGCTCATGTGTTTCTACAATATGCTTTTGGTGGAGATGGTGGGAGTCGAACCCACGTCCAGAATGCCTTCACTTTGAAGGGATATACAACAATTCTTTCAACTGTGTACAATACTCTTGGCACTGTCCACAATTATGATCGCATTGCATTATGCGTTCGACCAGTTCTTCTTGTGTTTCAAAATCTGATTCTTTAATGTTTCTACAAACACAAACAATCACTCTTTACCCCAATTCACTTTAAGCCATACTCGTTCATGAATGTAGTGGGCAATAGTCATAAAAATATTAATGACAATAGCACCAGACAAACCAGTAAATGCTGCTGTTACTAATGTTGCTACTATACGCCAACTAATTGCTCTGACTATTGTTCGTTTATGCGTTTCCGTCATATTTCACCGATATCCCATCATCTCTAAGCATTGCGTTAAATTCATTACGACGGGACGCATACCAACCCCACGCACCGAAGAATGTAGTTCCTGGATTTGATCCACATTCTTTCAAATAATTTTCAAGTCTTTCGTAGTATTCTTTTTCACTAATTACCATAATTACTCCGTTGTAAATCTAGCCGAACCTTTACTTGTTCTTCCAGGCTTCAACGGTTTGTCAGATTTAGGTTTTGTTTCTGTTTGAAACGGCGAATGTGCTTTGTTATAAGCCATCTTACCTACTGGTTCTGTCTTACCGTGTCCTGGAAATCCTGTTTTGTTTGTCCCATGTAGGGTTGCAGTTTTTCCATCATGATGTAAGATTGAGTCTTGATTATAATGTTCTCCATGTTTCTTGATATCATGGAGCAACTGTTTGCCGTGTTCA